AGCTCATTTAATTACCTCCCGGAATGCCGCGTGTTGCTTTGAGGTCGTTTACATCTTCCCGCAACTGGTTCAAATCGACAGAATTGTTATCCATCTCTGTCCTAATTTCCTCAACGGTCGGGGCCGACCCACCGCTACCGCTACCTGTAGTCCAAGGGCCGGTACTACCGGTCGAGAGTATCAAAGCAAAGTTTGCATCTACGGGAGTCGCCAGGGCTGCATCGTCCGTCCCTCTCATAGCAGCACCGTCTAATCCGCAGACATCAGCCGCAATTAAAGTTACATTACCATTCGCATCGGTTATTATGGTATTTATTGCTGCAAGTTGAGTATCTATATCAGAATCATCCGCAGGGTCGGCGGGCAGGTTATCAGTCTTGGTTTTTACATCGTTTACATCAACCCATAAGGCATATTCTGTTATTTCTGACGAGCCATTCCATGATAAAACCGTCGGGCCTGCTATCCACGAATCATTTGTTGCATCTGGATTAGCACCCACCCTCAAATATCCTTTTAGAAAATAATCACCCGCAATTATAGAACCGTTAAAATCGCCGATGTATGTATCATCGCCAACATCGACCAAAGGGATATCATAATCTCCTATATTGGCATCGCTCCAGTCCTCAAAGGCATTAGTAGTATTGTTCCAAGATTGCCCATTCGCCTGCTTTATCACAGCATACACATTGCAATCCGATGGATAAGGCACCACAATTTCATCGGTTGCAAAAACGAACGCCGATAACGATAGGCAAATCAATAAAGCAAATAATTTTCTCATTAAATTACTCCTTTATGGCGCGGACAAATTCCAAACTCTGTTTTGGTAAAATCCATTGATATGAAAGATATAATGCTCGTTAAGCTCTAAAGCAGCGGAAAAAGTGATAACTATCTGCGAGGATGTTATGCTCGAAATCCAATAGGTCGCCGCCGCCATTTTCGCCGAAGCTGGTGTAATCTGAAAAATTCTATCACACCACTTGGGGCCGTTAGCATCGAGGTCGTGATTTAACGTAATTGTAGTGGCGCTGCCATCGCCGGTAACGTCAATAATTTCGCTGCAATCTGTAACGTAGTATTGATTGTTTTTTACTACAGAAGTTCCGTCCCCATCTTCAAAGGCCATCGAGCTTTGGTTATAAAGCATATTATCTGTAATAACATTACGGACACCATTAGCAGTCGCAACGACTCCGGTATGCCCGTTGTACATGTGATTTCCAACTATTACGTTACGGGGTGAATCTATTCGGACACCAACTCCATTAGTTTTTAATCCCATACGGCAATTAGTGACAGTCGCATTGCCTCCGCCACCCTCAAAACATATTGCTGTATACCGATATTCGGCTTTAGCCGAAAGAGTTGTCGTATCAGATTGGGTGGTGTTTTCAATCCCGGCCGCTATAACTATGTCGTCGTAAGTCCCTGTTGTAAGCTGAACAATAACCTGTGCGTTTGTCATTCGGTCGCCGGTGTATAAATCGAATACCGTTCCCGTCCAGTCATCACCAGCGCCGGTATCATTACGAACAACATCACCTTCTGCCCAGGCGCTTATATCTTTGCCGGTAGTCAATTTGGCATAGACTTTCGTTTCATTTACCCCCGTTCTCAGCCCTCGCAATTCGCAATTTGTAAATTGACCAGAGCCGCCCTTCCGAAGCAAAATTGCGTGTTTTTCGTTATCTATAAACTTGCAATTCGCTATTTTCGGGCCGGTTCCAGCTCCGTTTAGCACAAAAGCATTTCCGCCACACCATTCAATGACGGACTCGATTATCTCCCAACCCCAAGCCTCATCCGTAATAATCGCATCGCCACTGAAAGAACCAAAGAAAACCTTGGAAAGATAAACATCCCAGAGATTGTCATTCACTACAAGTCCGCTGCCGCTGAAACCTGAACCATTGAGGAACATATATTCGAGATAAAAGAAACCCTGTGTAGCTTCCCCATCATATACGAGCATATCACAGTTCGCAGCAAGGTTTAACCTCGTAGCGTAAACACCTTGGCCTTTCAGTCTCAAAGAGCCTCTGATATTTATAGATGCCGCAATGTTAAAATTACCTGCCGAAAGTATCACGCTGCCGCCACCACCATAAGCAGGCAGGGCATCAATAGCCGCTTGAATCTGCACATCATCCGCCGTGCCATCGCATTTATAAGGAGCAATTAATTTGTATAATGTTGGTGCATCGCTGGCAGCCACAAGTCCCGGCCACAGTAAACCCTTTATTGGTTGCACTACCTGCCCTAAGCAAAAAAATGCCACCAAAATAAGTGCTATTAAAATAATAGCTTTTTTCATTTATTTTTTATTCCCTTTTCTGCGGGTTACATACGGCGATATTGATCCTACAAACCAAACCGACTCTTCCTCATTGAATATCTCCGCCCCGAAACACGGCAAAGCCAAAATCAAAATCAACAAGATAACCCACTTGAATTTTTTCATTTTCAAAACCATTTTAAAAAAGGGTTACAGGCCAATTAAAGACCCTTTGTTCGATAGTTACAGCCGGCTTTATCAGGCCTTAACTGCTTGTCCTTCGGAGTCTGCTGCATCTTTTGGCGGCCACTTGATGCCGGCCGCTTTAGCGAGTTTTTTTGCTTTTTTGACTGCATTGTCGCGGTCCTTAACTTTCTGTTTTAACGCTTCCTGCATTTTCTCGATTGAGCCCGCACATATCCGGCATTCCTTGGTGAGAGCCTCGGCCCTGATGATCGCTTTTTGCACCTTCGCCAGAAACGCATTGTGTTTTGCAGCTTTCCGGTCAACATGTTCGTCCCAGGGGGCACAGGTTTTTTCGTAGCAATCTTTATCAAGCTGCTTTATTGTTTTTTCCGGTAAGTCATATTTCCCGCCTCTGTAGAAACTGCCGAGTGTGCCGGAATAAGTTTTTTTCATAACAATCCACATAGGTTTACCTCAGATAATTTCAGGTTAAACTGTTTTTCAAAACCCGCCCGCCGCCGAAACGGCGGGCGGATTAACTTCGTCACAAATTCAACCGCCCGAATTAGGCGATTATGTGCTCTGCCAAACCTCTCTCGGCTGCAGTTGTCGGGCCGATGTTCGGCTTCGACAAAATGCAAATAATGCACAGGTTCGAACCGTTAACAGCGCCTGCCGCACTATGAGGGGCCTTGACTCGCATATACCGCTTGTGCGTCTTGTCCATCAGATTAACATCAATCTGGAACAGCTTGTCGTCCTCGTTGTACTGAATGGCGTCCGCCAATACAGCGGCGGCTATTTCAGTGTAAGCGCCGCCGGCGGTGTCGCATTCTTCGATGACCGGGGGCGTAGCTTCGGCTGTCGAACCGATGGCATCAGCGGCGGCAACGTCCGTTGTTCCCACAGCCAAAATGAATTCGGCGTATCCCCAGCCCATGGTGTCCACGTAAGTATTACCTGCGAAGTCGCCGTCATCCTTGAGCTGAGGGGGCAGCAAGAGCACTTTTTTGGTGTTTTGTGCTTCTACTAACATCTAAGTTCTCCTTTCATTGAACTTTTTAAATCAAACAAAACTATTTCATCACTGACGCCCTATCTCCGAAGCAAGACCTGCCGAAACAGGAACCGGCTTAAAAAACATTCGCACGATATCGATTAGGCGATATCGGCAAGCAGCGCAACGACAGCCCCGGGCTGACATAAACTTGCACCTACATCTTTTGCAGTGCCGACGCCGTGGTTGTTAATAGCGATGCGCTCGGTGCCGCGTATGCCGAGCTGGTCGGTCTTGAAATAGGCCTCTTTGCTCTGGTCGATTTGCAGGGCACGCCTGTCGCCAAACAGCGAGGCCTGCTTGAGGTTACCCAGTAGCAGCGGTATGTGGTCGGCAGCGGCTTTAACCCTTGGCAGGGCATTTGCAAATTCGACCGGGCGGCCTTCAAATAAAGGATTGCGGGTGTAGCCCGTCCGTGTTACTTCATCCGCTTTCGCGCCGCCCAGGGCGAGGGCGAGGTTAATCATCACGGTGTAGTAGAAGTTGCGATGACAATACCACTTGCAATCCACATCGTCCGCTTCGTTGAGAATGATGCCCGGCAATGCCAGGATATCATCCCTTGTGATTGCCGACCAGGCACCGGCGGCAGCCTGAATGTGCAGGGCCATGATGTTGCTGGGAGTCGAATCGACGCCGAGAATGGCATTGACCAGTCCAACAAAACCGAAATACGTCGAGGTGCCGTCACCTATAAACCCGCACAAGTCTTCCATTTTGGAGAACGCCCTGATTATCGAACGGGCAACGACTTCGCCTACGGCAATGGCGAGGTCCTCGGAGACCTCCGAATCGATTGCCGTCAATGTCATCATCTTACGAGCATTCAGGCCGACGTTCTTGAAGCCGGGGCTGGATTCTGTCGGCTCTGTACCGGCGCCGGGTGCATAAACGACAACGTCGGAGGTCTCGGCTGCAGCTAAGGAGCTGTCCGATGCCATAGGCCATTCCTGTGCGTTGCGTCTGAATACGCCGTATGTCTCCATAAGCACTATCAGCATGGGGATGAACTCGGTCGGAATCAACGCGGCGCCGCCGGTAATCGTGGTGCTGGTCATGGCCTTGGTTATTTTGCCGTCCTTGGTAATGAAGCGGTCCTCGATGCCGAGGTCTTTAAGCTCTTTTTGGGCGTTTTCGTTTTTCAGCAGGTGGGCTATTACGTAAAGCCCGAAATTCTTTGCCTGCTCCAGATTGCCCCAGATGCCGTTGTAACGGCCGTCCGAGGTCTTGATTGCCGAGAAGCGGCTGGACATAAGACGCTTGACCTGCGATTCGAGGCTTGCGTTGGCCTCTTTCAGCTCGTTGCCCTGCTGCTCGGCCTCTTTGAGGTATTTATACTCATCGGATGCGAGCTTCTCGGCAACTGCATCAGCAACTTCGCTTTTAAGCTCCTTTTTTGTAGCGAAGCCCTTAGTAGTATCCTCGAGCATGGTTTTTATTTTCTCTTCGAACTCTAAATCAGTAGGCATTTTTTTAACCTTTCGAATTCAAGTTATTTACTGCTTTTTGTAAAACGTTAAGTAATCTCACGGCCTGTTTTTTCTCGTCCCCTGCCGGGACAGAATTATCAGAGCCGAGCTCGCCGCACAAAAGCTCCTCTGCCATTTTGTCCGAATCAGGGGTCAAGAGTGATTTGATTTCGTCTATACCTTCCTGCAGCTCACCGAGCCGCTGCAGGAGCTTCTCATTAGCATCATTCTTTCTTTCTTCTAAAACTGTGGGAACACTTAAAAAGTTGTCGCCATCTTTACCCTCGGCATAGAATTGTTTTAGCTTAGACAGGGCCTGAGGATTGGCGCCGACGGCAACACAGCTTATTTCGTAAAGCTCGATTTTAGTGATAATATAGAATCGTTTGCCGTCCTTAACCTCCTCGTGACCATCGAGGATTCTAAAGCCGATAGAGACCGCCCGCATGTGTCGCTTGTCGTAAAGCTTCCAGTATTCTCCGCCGAGTTTCGTATCGATTGCGAATTGCAGCCACATCTCGACACGATGGGCGGTAACTTTAAGAGCGCTGACATCCCACGAGCCGATTGCCGGCGGCATACCGTCAGTCAGCCGGTGAAGATGGCAGGCAAGGGCGACGGGATTATCGACAAATTCACCCTTCCTGGTTGCAGCTTCGGCAACGGCTTCCGGCAAAACGATTTCGCTGTCGCGGTCGAGCTTGTCGGTCGAAACAACAAATTTTATGCGATGATTTTGTTCATCAATTGAACCGGCATCTTTGCTTATGTAAGCAAATAGATGTCTCAGGTCTTTTGTAAGTTCGTTTTCCCGTAAAGGCATTTGAAATCTCCTTCATTAAGCAGCTTTGTCCCTTACCATATCACCATAAGAGTAAAACCGCAGGGTTACATAAAATTCCATATCGAACGTTTTGCCGGCTGCACGCTTCGCCAGCTCGAGGCAGCGGCAGTTGATAATATTGGCTGCCGAGCCGGACGGGTCGCCCGGATACATCAACGGTTCATTGTCGACCATGAACGGCAGGTCAAGGGTAATGCCTTCGGCGTATTTCTCGCTGGCTGTTTTATGTGCATCGCGGACCTCAAGGTCGCCACTTGTTAGCCAGGTCTTCAATTCCACGCCAGCAGCCTTCATGCCGAAGTGACGGCCGCTGCTGACGGCGCCGCCTGTCTGTGTTCGTGCGATCCGCAGAGCCCGGGCACGATTTGAACCGAGGACGGTTTGGATTCGCTTGGTCAAATCGTTAAGGCCTTCGCCGGCGTCGAGGCCGAGCTTTAACTGGCTGGCGACCTGTCGCTGAGTGACTTTGTTGACGCCGGAAATATTGCTCGTGCTGATAACGAGCTTGCCTTTAAGTGCAGGCAGTCGCTTGACCTGCTCGGCCTTCTCTTTTAGCTGCTCGGCCTTTAGGCCAAGCAGCTCCGTCAAGCTCTGGCGGATACCCAGCTCCGAAGCCTTTTGAAAAAACGTGTGATTGATAACTTTTAATTTGCCATCCTCTTTTTTCAGGTCGAAGACCACGCGGGCAATGACCTCGTTGGTGTCGGCCTTCTGTGATTTTGATTTGGGCATTGCCTTACGCAGCTTGGTTGTTAAATCCCGCTGCTGGCGGACGAACAGAGTGCGGATGGCCTGGGTGTATTCTCTTTCGATACCGAGCCAGCTTGTAGCCCAGTTTCGCCAGAGACGAAGCCGCTGCTGCTCATCGGCTTTTTCGATTGTGTCCTCTGCCGTTTTTTCGATTACAAGGAATTTGCCGGGCTCCTCACCCTCGCCTTCCGGCAAAGATGGGCCGGTTAGTCCCTCGAGGCCGGCTTCAAGCGTATATCTGGCCGGTATCAAGCCCGCAGACACCCACCAGTCATCGCCCCAGGGAAAATGCTCGAACGGCAAATCGAAGGCGTCTATACAGGCATTCAGAGTAACGCCCCGTTCGGTATAGCCGATTACTTTTTCGATTCGCTCTCTGAGCATCGCCTGCATAGCAGGATGTTCTTCAACGACAAACCATGCAAAAAGGTCCTGGTTGACGTTGACTGCCTTGATTTTTGCCGTTCTATAACTCGGCATCCAGCATGGTTTTTTAGCTCGTCCCGAATAGGTTTTAGATTTACTGAAATCTACAGCCAAATGCTTTCGATACTTGAATCTGTTTAGTATTCCAAGCGAGATGTTCTCTGCGACAAAAGAGAGTATCGAATTAATAGTGGTCGAGATAAACCGCTGCTGAGCCGGGCCGTGTGCGTATTGCGCTTCGGAGTTAAGCCCGATTACTTCAGGGGGGACTCCGAAGGTTATACATATTTCGGAAGCGTCCATTTTGCGGAGCTCAATCATTTCAAGCTCCGCCATTGTTTGAGCGAGATTTTTCACGTCCGCGCCGCCTGTCATTAAACAGGTTTTGCCGGCATTGCGGGCGCCTTTGTGTCGTGATTCGAATTGAGAAATAAGCATCTGCCTCTCATCTGGCTCGAGGCGACCTGGTATTGTTATCAGATTGCCGATTTTGCCGCCATTGGCCAGCGTCGCTTCGTTAAGAAGCGAGGCCTGATATGCGCTCGATATAGCTATCTTACCGACCATTGCAGGACCGGCTCCGTGAAAGTTATCATCAGGATTAAAATCAATCAGCGGATGCACGTCGTCAATGAAAAGAGGCCAGCGGTTTATTCCGACTTTGAGCCAGTAGCCGACGAGTACTTCATTGTGGATTTCAGGGATTAAGCTGTTCGGCCCTGCAACTAAGACGGATTCCGGAACCCTGTTATTTTTGTCGAGGAATACCCAATAGCACTCTCTAAGCAAAGCAAGGTAGCCGACCGTATCAGTGAGGAATTTCGTAAATGTAATTTTTTCGTTATTGAAAAGCAGATCGTAACCGGGGCCTGATTCGATAACATCGTCATTGACAGTCGAAATCATCATCTGAATACCGCGACAAGCTTTAATGATTTCGTTCACACAGGCGTAGACCCAGGTGCTTTGTGTGTATGGTTTGTTAGGTCGCTCAGGCGTGGCGCCTTCGAGGTCAAGCCCCTGCTTCCACATCTCCGCGAGCGTATTAATTCCGTAGCCCTTTTCCCTTGTCTCGCTGTTGACTTTCAGCTTTAAAACTTCAGCTTCAAATTGTGATAATTTTGTACTCATATATTAAAGCCAGATAACTTCGGGTTTAACAGGACCTGTCCGGCCCGCTTCCTTGGCGAGATTAAACGCCCAGAAATCATCGGCATGACCGGCCTCGGTAGAAGCCGCATCGTAACGGACATTGCCGCTGATAGTGACTGATTTGCGAACGGTATGGAAACTTTCACGGGTTTCGCGGTCGGCAGGGACACGGGTGCGCTTGTCCTCAAAGAGACCCCTGCCCAGACTTGCCAAATGGTCTTTGACGGGAGCGGTAAATTTCACCTTCTCCACTCTATACGAGCCGTGGATCCGCTGGGCCTCCTCGACCAGCATATCGCCGATACCGGTCGCATCGATACAGGCACGGCGGATATTCTGGTTTGTCAACAGGTCATTTAACATTTGCAACTGTGCGTGATATGGAGTCTTATGCAGCTTGATTATTTTGCGGGCGATATAAAGGTCCCCGACTTTCTCGTCAATCCAGAAAACAGTCCGATGGTGCTCCCTGCCGATATCACCTCCGAGATAATACTCATGCCGTTCTTTGGTATGGTGGACGAGCTCCTGAAGGCAATTCGGGTCCTCGCAGGATTGATATAATTCGTAAGTGATAAGGGCAAGCAAGGCCGTCGAGGGCTTGCACATATACTCCTGATTCCAGGCATCCTCGTTACGGCAGCGGGCGCGACATTCCTTCAAGAATTGTTCGCGGACAGCAGGGTCAATATGGTCGAGTTTTTTAATCTTTTCGGCAAGACCCTGGGCGACGGCATCTTCAATTGTGGTCCTGTGCAGCGACCAGTGAAGCGAATGGGCATCATCAAAAGTCATCTCGCCTCGAAGGACTTTATTGATTAATTGGATGATGCGGTTAAATTCCGATTCCTCGCCGTTGTGCGTTGACATAATCCGGATATTATAACCCCACGTTGTCGTCGGCATCGCGGCATCGAGCATTTCTTTGGGCTGGTCATGCCAGCCGAATTCATCGAGCACTACGTCTCCGCCCTTGCTGCGGAACCGGCGTGGATTACTGGTCATGCAGTTGACACGGCTGCCGTTAGGAAACTCAACGACGTAATTGTTGTATTTAAACCCCTTTTCGTCCTCGAGCCGCTCAAGGATTTCCTTGACGACAATCTCCATCAGCTCGCACCACTGCTTGCAGTAAAGGGCATATTCGAAGGCGGCTGATTCGTCCGCACTCGAGAACCACAAATCGCGACGAACATCGGAACGGTTACGGTCCCTGCAAGTCTTGTAGCTGTCGGCGTAGGTTATGCCGATACGGCGGCTTTTCTCTGAAGCCATCGCATTACTTGGGTCGAGAATCCACTTGACCTGGTAAGGCAGAAAGTAACCCTTTGGCAATGTATCTGCTTGAGCTACGATTTCGTTACTCCTAAATGCTCGTCGATAATTTCCTGAACAAGTTTCCTGTTGACGCCGGCCTTGGTGAGCTTCTTCTTCGTCGATTTGGCGGCGGCGGCAATCTTCTTTTCGAGCTGCTCGCGGATGTACTGGTCGGCCTTGATACTGACCTGGGCTAAATCACGGATGGCTTGAGAGACCTCTTTGAGCTGCTTGCTGTTAAAATCATCGTCTGATACCATAAATTTCAACACTAAGGCCGTCGCCATCTCAGCGGCCGCCTTCTGGGTCTTCGGGGCGTTCTCTGCGGTCAGGCCCGTCATAGTTTCGCGGGCAATCAGGCCGGCAGATTTCATAAGCGAAATTGTTTTCAGGTGCTCGGCGAATCGGCCCACAGCCGATTTGGAAATCTTCGAACCCTTTTGCAGACAATAAGCAACAATGTCTTCAAAACGAGGCTTGCCCCCCCGCTTGCCTGCGAAGTCCGGAGGCCAGGCGTTATCGACGACCATAGCCGTCAGGGTCTGCCGCAGATAGGCAGGCAGCCTGTCGAGCGAACTGTGAGCACGTCTTGCCATATTCAATATCTGTCTTCGCGGTAGTATAAAATAACAGTCAAAGAAGTGAGGTTGTTCGGGTCAACATCGTTGGTATCGACCGTAATAGTTCCGGTGACGGGGACATCCCCGTGCGGATTGCCTTCGGTATCGTCCATATAAAGCATATAAGAGAGTGGCAGCAAGGCAGTATTACAGTCGGTCTTTTCAAAAAGCGTGATGGCGTTGCTGTCTTTGACAGTAAGGGTGAAATCGAGGTCGCAGCCGTCAGCGACGAGCGTAATCCGCTGCAGCTCGCCGTAAATAGTATTGGCATCGGCCGAGGTTGCGGTCGATGAAGTCGAGTTGACATCGTTCGGAGTCGGCGTGACGACGACCGTTAATTTGCCGACCGGCGCCGTCCTGCCGTAATAACTATCAGCCTCCTTGTCAAAGGTGGTT